CCTTCTTGCGTTCGCGCCACACGTACTTGGCAATGTTGCCCTTCAGGTAGCCGCGAAACTCCTCAGCCGTGAGCTGCGCCTCGATGGCCGTGATGCAGTCGATCATGCCTTGGCGGTAATGCTCGGGGTCGTTTATCGGGTCGGGGATTTCGACGGGTCGACTATCTTCCACAGGTCGTTTAAAGCGCATTTGATCACCTCAACCATGCCGTACAGCTCATCGAGCTGCTTGTGAATGATGACGAGCTTGTCATCGACGGAATACTTACCGAACCGCGGCAACGGCCGCTGCCGGTAGGCGTACAGATTCGACAGCACCATGACGTGGTCGCCGTAGTCCGCTTTGGGGTCGTTGTCCATATTTGCGCCTGAGATAAGTCATCGATAACGGCATCAGGTCGTAGGTGCCGTTCTCGACTTCGTTAAGGATGACGATGCCGTTCCACTCGGAGTTCTGGACGTCGGCGGGTCGGTAATGTTCGTTGTCGAGGTAGAACCGTCCGCAGACCAGACCGTGCTTAACGTGATCCGGATACTGCTTGGAGGCGTACAGGAAACCCTGCTGGTGGCCTTGGACGAAGCTCGAGCCGATGTTGTTGAGGCGCGAGACGATCGTGCCGCCGATGGGGCGACCGCTGTAAGGGTTGGGGAAGTAGTGGCTGTACTTCACCCCGTCGATCTCAACGATCTTTAGGAACTCGTGGCGGGTAAACCACGGCGTCTTGAGGCTGTCGAGGCTGATGATCCCTTCCCACTTGGGGTCGCGAAAGATAGCCCGAGTGAGTCGGTGTTCGTGATTCCCGAATAGAAAATGACACTCGGGGTTCCACATCTTGCGCCGCCCTTTGGCGAGGCGCATCCGCTCGTCTTCCATCGGCCTCACGAGGCGGTCGAACGCTTCGTTGCCGGCCTCGATGTCGGGCATGACCCGCCGCCCTTCGGCTTCTTTAGAGCCGGGTGCGTCGTGCATGGACAGGCTGGGCAGATCCCACCAGTCGCCGATCACGACGATGACGTCGGGTCGGTATTCGACAATGGCTTCGGCGGCCCAGTCTATGTGGGTGGTATCGGATCCCGGCCTGATTTGGGCATCGGGAATTATGAGGTGACGTCGCACATCATTTCTTGGATACCCGCTTTCGGGCGGGCTTCGGATAAACAGCACCGGTCAGCGCCTGGTGCAGTAACCCGGCCAAGGTGTCGACAAACACCTCGTTGCGGCCGAGCTTGTGGTTCATCATGTCCAAGATGGCGTGAACCATCTCGTGGAAGAAGGTATGGAGCTGGAGCGACTGGTCGATCTCGCCGCTGATGTGGATCTGATGCAAAGTCGGCAACCAGATCCCGCAGCAGTCCTCCCCAAAGGCCCACTCGCCCGGCTTGGCCACGAACACTTGGATGGTGTGACCGAGCAGCGGGATCGTTTGGGGGATCATGTCGCTATCCTTTGGCGATGACGGCAGCGGCGCCGGCGACCATGACGCCCACCAGGGCGAGATTGGCCGCTTGCTCCGAAGTGAGGCTGTGGTGGGCAAGCTAGAGCATGGCGGCGACGCCGGCCCAGCTCGAGGGCTCCTTGCCCCGGTCGATGGCGTAGAGCGCCAACGCTTTGAGCTTGTTCATTGCGGATCGACTCCTGTTTCCATGATGGTCGCCAAGCGGACGGCTCGGCCCTTCACCTGCATGGCCCACTTGCTGTCGAGCATGGCTTCCTTGGCCGCGGTGTAGTCCTTGTCACGGATGGCCCGCATGAGGTCGTGGAAGCCGCTCAACCGGGTGGGGCCAAGGTTGAACATCATTTCGATGAGGACGGAGCGCCGGGTGGGGTCGAGGTCGAGGTAGCCGGCGATCGAGGCGCACTCGGTCTCGGCTTGCTCGAGCTGGATCTTGGCGACGGCGCTGGCGAAGGGTTCGGGCCAGTCTTGCAGGGCGCAGCCGTAGCCGATGGTCTGGACGCCGACGGTATCGAGGTAGACAGAGGGCCGGAAGCCCTCTGCCGACTTGACTCGCGGTAAGGCGATGTCCAACTCCGCGCTCATTCCATGGCCTTCAGTCGTTTACGATGGAACAACAGGGCGTAGGTGCCGGAAACCAGAGCGATACACAGTACGATGAACTGTAGCACTTCGTTTGCTGCGGTTAAGTGACTGAAGAACCAACCTATCCACGCGGTGAGGGCTGCCCCGTCAGCGATCCGGTCGTGCGCTGACCCTTCCATGTCACAGTTTCCCGATGTCGCTTTTTACGGCGTCCGCGGCGGCCTTGACGGCGTTTGCTTCGGCGGTGGCTTTGGCACCGAGCTTTTCCCAGAGAACAGCACCACCCGCAACGAGGACGAGGGCGATAAAGAGGTACAAGAGGGCTTCCATTGAAATCTCCTAGTGGCGGGGTCTGAAGTTGTCGTCGTTGAGTAACCAGTAGCCGATCAGCAAGATCGCGATTGTGGCGAGGAGGACGAAGGTCATAATGTTTCCTTCCGGTGATTCGGATACGCCTTGTTGAGCGCGTCACCGACCTTCTGGGCCAGCTCGAGCTGCGTCAGCTCCTCGGAGTCGCCCGCTTCGAGGACGGTGTTGAAGTCGGCGTGGATCATGGTTAGAACGCCGTCGCGTTGGATTTAATAAACCCAACCGAAATACCCACGCCGGTCAGCGTTATGGACGAAGCGGTAGTGTTTGTCAGCGTTACGCAAAAGTAATGCGGTGAACCGGTATTGCCGGGCGTTACGCTTGCAATTAGGCCAGGGTAATAACCGTTGACGTTTGCAACCCCCAACACGCCTCCAGTCCAAAGATTGTATAAATATTTGTTTGTGACAACGACATTCGTCGCGCCCGCGGCAACAGTTGACGTTACAGTTGTCGTGTATGTCCAATCGTTGGTTAAGTCGCTCGGATATTGCCCGTCAGCTGATGGACCGCCAAGAGACAATACTTTTGGGCGATTATTGACCAATACGCCGCCTGTTGTCGTATTGACCAAACCGCCGAGAGTGGTGCTACCTGCGGAGCGTAAGTCAGTTTGAATCGTTGAGTTATTGGCGTAAATCTTGGCTGTTGATGCCAAATTTAAAAATACGTCACTTGCCGTTGCAAAATTGACTTCATCCAAAACAAGAGTGAGCACATTTGAGGTTGCGTCCCATCCACCGGTTCCATTGAAGAATCCATAGGTAACGTGAAGCGTACAATTGTTAGTTGAGATAACGGGATAACCCGATGTGGCTTCGCAATACAGCCCTCGAATGGTCGCATTGACGTTTTGCAAGTAAGCCTGATACGGGCCTGCCGATGCGTTGTCTTCAATAACAACGTTAGTCCAATTCCACGACCTAGAACTCAACGGCAAACTGACGTATAACCCGTATCCGGTATTGAAACCGATGTAAATGTCTTTCCACGAAGTGGACGTAAAGTAACCGCCATCGGGCGTCGTAACAGTTGGTGAGATGCGAATTCCGTTAGTGTTTCCAGCAATCGTAATGTCGCTGAAGTCACCCATGTACCAGTTGTACATCTGCATTCCAAGGACGCATTGACGAACGGTAATGTCACGCCACTTTAGAAATCCGACAAACGTGCCGTTGTTTTGTCCAACTTGAATACCGATAGTTGCCGTGTTTGAACCATTGACATGAATGCCTTGGAATACGCTCGGGGGAAACAAAAAAGCGTTTCCGCTATTCGTACCCGACAGGACAAACATCGTTGTTCCAGCGTTCCATGTACTGTCGTAAACATCACCAGATCCGTCGCCGATCCATGCGCCAGTTGAACCTGTGACCGTGCTTGAAATGACGTACTTGCCTGACGGGAAATAAATATGTTTGCCTGTGGCAATGGCATTGTTAATCGCCGTGGTCGAGTCCGAACTGCCCGTCGGATCAGCCCCGAAATCGAGTACCGACACCGACTCTTGCAGCTTTGACGCCGTAGTGCGGTCAACAGCGCCAGTGCCGCCCTGGTTGTAGTGCGAGCCGAGCTGAGAGAGGTTGTATGAGGCTGTCATTACAGGTTTCCTTCAGAGACCCAAGTTCCTGGCGTACCGGCCACCGTGCATACCCAAGATTTTGGCGAGCCGACCGCCGGCGCTGAATTAAATACTCGACTGCCGACGATCCATGTGCCTGTTGCTGGCGCTGCCGTGCCAGTGGTAAATGTTTTGGTATTGAGTTCAAACGAACCGAACTTGGATGGGTTGATCGGAGCCTGAGTGCCAATTGAAACCGTCATATCGTCAACGTAAAAATCTGTTGCCGCTGTTACGCTGACGAACCAAATGCCAAAATTTACCGATCCAGCAGCCGTTGGATAGACCGTACAAGTTAACGTCGCCCAACCAGAATTCGCATTTACTCGGTAGTCTCCAGTGCTTGAAGCGCCTGCGACAACTGGAACTGCGAACCCTGCGTTCGTTAGTTTGACCAACGCTCTAAGCGTGAAAGGTTTACCAACCTGAGCTGCGCTAACGCTAATATTTTGATAAAGGCGCGGCGATCCGCTCGCCCCTAAATTGCCGTGGAGCATTAAACCTTGCCCAACTTCTGAGGCAATAAATTCAACGGTTGCTGGAGTCGAACTCCAACTCCAACCGTAAATGCCAGCTTCAAAAGACGGGTTAACCAACAGGTTTTGTCCGTTGAAATAATCCGGTCGGCAAATTGGACTAATGCCAGAATTGGGCGTTGCGAGCAGATTGTTATCAATCATTTCGTCAACCCAAAGCGTCGGAAGTTGGCTTAAAAGCAACTGATCCGACATTCTGCGAGATTGATTTGTCGAAATTCTGACGTTAGATGTTGCGTCTACCGTGAAATACGTTTGAAAATCTACGTCGTCAGCGCTGCTCGTAAATG